AATATCTCGAGCCGGCAAACACCCCGTCTTGCTCCAGCCCCGCTTCCGAGACCTACTGGTCAATGTAAAAACCCCAACCACAAATCCACTACCCACTACTCTATGAAAACTGTTACAGGACAAGTCAACATCACCATCTCACCCGAAGATGAAAAAGAAATCGCTTTGGAATACCTCTGCAAGGAGTTCGGCTGGAGCGAGGACTACTTTATCCATGAAGGCCTGGTTAACGAATTAGTAACCAATCACACGACCCACTCATGGGACGAGGTTAAACCTGTCCGCGAAGCGGATGAAACAGACAAGGCTATAAGCCTCCTTCTTAGACAACTTAAAGCCTAACCGCCAACACTTATTTTATTATGGAAAACTACAACGAATCCCCTCCGGAAAACACACACGAAAACTGGGAAGTTTGCATGATGCAACTCGAACGCCAGGTCATTAACCTCCTTGATGAAGGGTACGTTAACAACGACATTTCACGGGCATTGTCCTGGATGCTACACGAAATCGCTTGCGAAGAGAATTAGAATTATGAAAGATAAAAACAAAATTCAACTTGGAGAAGAAATCCTTATTGACAACGCCATTTGGGCCATTGTTGAAGAAGTCGACACTGACAAAGACGGTAACGACTTTTTAATCTGCGTTGATCGCATTGGCGGCGAACACCTCATTACCCCTGAAAGAGCGGACGTTGTAAAATGATCAACAGCGGCTGGCTTATTGTGATAACCGGGACCATCTACACCATTGTTAGTGTGGATCAGTTTTGGAGACACAACGTACCAATGGGCATTACCTATGCCGCGTATGCGCTTAGCAATGTAGGCCTTTGGATGGCCGTAACAAAATAACATGAGCGATTACGATCCCGATAGAGAACTAGAGCACTGGGAAATTTGTTTAAGTCAAATAGACAAACAAATCCTGAACCTGCTTGAAGAAGGATATGCTATGGAGGATGTAAGACGATCCTTAAGTTGGCTTTTACACGAGCTCTGCAGTTAATAATATCCCACATAAACAATGAACATATTCAACAGACTAACGAGAACCATTAATCCAAAGATTGAACACTACGACGAATTAACAAGCAGAAGGCAAAGAGAAACATTTTTCCAGCTTGAAAAAGCTCACGGCGTTAAGCTAAAAAAGGTTTCTAGATCCTGCGGTGAAATAGTCCTTCTTTGTGACCGAGGGATTTCAGTTGACTACAACGGCTTGGTTTCTTGGGGCGATCACGGTTTTTATCCGATCGAGTGGTCGCCTTTTAATTAGCAGCAAGAGTTCAACTTGTTTTTCTGGTACAGTGAAATTAGATGTTTACAAATAGTCAAATTTTTGGTATAATATACTCATGAAAAATGATAAAGAAAGCCTCCGCGTTTTAAAAGAATGTGCCGAGCTTCAACTTAAAAAATCAAACGATTATCAAAACCCCCAGTCTAAGATTCGGCAGGCTGACTATTACCCAAGCGGTGTAAAAACTATTTTAGAGATCATGCATGGCAAAGTCCTTCGAGCTAGAAGTGTTATGGAAGCCATGGAGTTTGATCCCGACTACGAGCCCAACTTCGAATCTCTTGAAGACTCATTCAAAGACCTTATCAACTACTCGAGCTTCGCTGTTTCCTACATGCGTGGTGGTGTTGACGGACAATCGCCAGATCAAGACTTTCTAAACCGCAGAATCGAAAACAACAATGAACAATAATTCCCCAACAGACCGAATCGATTGGGATCAGCGCTACTACGATCTTGCCAAGGTTGTTTCAAGTTGGTCAAAAGACCCCTCCACACAAATAGGAGCGGTGGTCGTTGGAGACAGCGGCCAAGTTCTCGCTCAGGGCTACAACGGCTTTCCCCGAGGCATGAGCGACCTTGACGAACTTTATGCCGATCGCGAATTGAAATACAAAAGAATTTGCCACGCAGAAATGAATGCAATTTACAACGCATCTCGCACTGGCGTTTCACTTTACGGTTCAACAATTTATGTTTACGGACTACCAGTTTGCCACGAATGCGCCAAAGCTATTATCCAAGTTGGTATCAGCAGAGTGGTAATGAAAGAATCAGGAGGTGATCGTTGGAACGATTCCTGTGATCTTGCTCAGCGATTCTTTAAAGAGGCCGGAGTAGAGGTAACCTATATATAATCAAAACAAAAAACACATGTCAGTACTAGATAAACTCAAGAAATCATCCCGCGTTAAAGGAGCAGACATCCTTGCGGATTCAAAGTTCTTTTCCGAAAAGGACTTAACATCCACTCCGGTTGGAATGGTTAACGTCGCACTAAGCGGCAGCATCGACGGAGGACTTGCCTCCGGACTCACAGTCCTCGCTGGACCAAGTAAGCACTTCAAGACAAGCTTTGCTCTTTTAATGGCGAGTGCTTATCTTAAAAAGCACAAAGACGCAGCACTGATCTTTTATGATTCAGAGTTTGGTTCTCCTCAGGCCTACTTCGAATCATTTGACATCGACACAACCCGCGTGCTTCACACACCTGTTACAAACATCGAAGAACTTAAGTTCGACCTTGTTCATCAGCTCAAAGAAATCACACGAAAAGACAAAGTCATTATCATCATTGACTCCGTTGGTAACATCGCTTCTAAGAAAGAAGTTGAAGATGCAATGAACGAAAAGTCCGTGGCTGACATGACCCGAGCAAAGGCTCTCAAAGGTCTTTTCAGAATGGTCACACCGTTCCTCACAATCAATGATCTTCCTTTGATTGCTATCAACCACACTTACCAAGAGATGGGCTTATTTCCAAAGGCTATTGTCAGTGGTGGTACCGGCGTTATGTACAGCGCAGACAACGTTTGGATCATTGGGCGTCGCCAGGAGAAATCCGGCACAGAGGTGGTTGGATACGACTTCGTTGTTAACATCGAAAAATCACGCTTTGTCAAAGAGAAAAGTAAGATCCCAATCTCTGTTTCATGGGAGGGCGGAATCGAACGCTGGTCTGGCTTCACTGAAGTTGCTATTGACATGGGATATGTTATCAAGCCTAAGAACGGCTGGTACATGGCTGTTAATCCAGAGACCAAAGAAGAGCTCACCGGCAACGTCCGGATGAAGGACACCCTCAAAGCAGACTTCTGGAAGAACATCTTTGAGAAGACCGACTTCGCGACTGCAATCGAAGATAAATTTAAGGTTGCTCACCGCTCGTTACTGGGAGACGATCCTGCTGACTCCCCAGCCAAGAGTAAGAAGTAAAACCTAAAACGCGGGGCTGGGTGTTGTGGTGGTACCCAGTCTCGCTTTCTTTTATGGAAGAAGAATTTGACTACAAATTTGTAAATAGTGATTTACATTCCTCGCACTTTGCGGTAAAATTACTAAGCGGCACGTACACAAACGTTGTGTACGTTTATGGTGACGTTAATTTAACCGAAGAAGAACACGACGGAGAAACCTTTGGCAAACTAAGCTTTTCATACGAGCTTGACGAGGGTAACGAAGAACACACCAAAGAGGATCTAAAAAGCGACACAGACTTCCAGCATCACATTGGAAGAGTCCTCGAAAGCATTATAACCAAAAACGAATTTAAGATCGGACACGATGACCAAAAGAATTGAGGACCTTATACTTAACAATTTAGTTCACAACGAACTTTATTGCCGCAAGGCAATGCCGCACCTAAAGCCCGAATACTTTGAGGGATCTGATCGAGCGGTTTATGATTTGATTCTAAAGTTCGTTGGCAAGTACAACAAGCTTCCCAATTCTAAGGTTCTTTCCATCGAGCTACAAAGCTCCGATTATTCGTCTCGCCCAAACGTAAACGATATCCTTCAAACAATCAATTCGTTTGAAACTCCCGCAGAAGCGGACGATTCATGGCTCGTTACCACAACTGAAAAGTGGTGCAAAGATCGCGCAGTGCATCTTGCAGTCATGGAAGCCATCAGCATTATCGATGGCAAAGGCGAAGACAAAGCCGAAGGTGCTATCCCAGACATTCTAAGCAAAGCACTCAGTGTTACATTCGACACAAACGTTGGTCACGACTACATTGAAAACGCTCAAGAGCGATACGACTTTTACAATACTCATGAAGATAAGATGGCATTTGATCTCGAGATGATGAACACCATCACAAACGGAGGTGTACCAAACAAAACTCTTAACATCATTCTCGCTGGAACAGGAGTTGGTAAAAGCTTGGCCATGTGTCACCTTGCTTCAGCTGCTCTTTCCCAAGGTAAGAATGTTCTTTACATCACACTTGAGATGGCAGAGGAACGCATCGCAGAACGTATCGATGCAAACCTCTTTGATGTTCGCATTGATGAGCTAAAAGAAATGACCAATGATCGATTCACCTCAAAGGTCGAAAGCATTTCCAATAAGACAAGCGGCAAACTTGTTGTGAAAGAATATCCAACCGCCAGTGCACACGTTGGGCACTTTCGCGCTCTGCTATCGGAGCTTAAAATGAAAAAGGATTTTGTCCCTGACGTTGTTTACGTTGACTACCTAAACATCTGTGCATCCTCCCGCATCAAAGGTCTCAGCGGAGGTGTCAACACCTACTCACTTATCAAAGCCATTGCAGAAGAACTTCGAGGCCTCGCCGTTGAAAACGATGTTCCAATTTGGAGTGCTACTCAGGTAACAAGAACTGGATTCAACAACAGCGATGTTGACCTTACGGACACTTCCGAAAGCTTTGGGCTGCCGGCAACAGCTGACCTTATGATTGCTCTTATTTCTACAGAGCAACTTGAAAGCATGGGTCAATTGATGATCAAGCAGCTTAAGAATCGATACAACGATCTTGCCTCAAACAAGCGTTTCACCGTTGGGGTGGATCGTTCTAAAATGCGGCTCTACGACATCGCAGATCCCACAGCCAATATCATTCAGGCTGCAGCCCCAGTGGCACCGATTCCCAACGCCCCATTTAGCGGGGGCAACGGCCAAGACTTCAGCGGTTTTCAGGTTTAGTCTCTAAGGACCTGAAAATCATAAATAGTAGTAATTGGGCCCACTAAAACCACGAAACCCGAGGGTTTTTAAGTAAAAATGTGGGCTTTTTACCATTTTATGGTTTACATTCCCAAACGGATATCGTATAATAGTTAAAATGATAGACAAAACCCTAAGGATCTACGGCTGCAAGGACAAGCCTGCTCTCAGAGAGGAATTCCGCGAGGCCACTAATTTCTTTGTCAACGAGCTTATCCCTAGGAAGCGATTACTTCACATCGCTATTAAAAGAAGAAAAAACCTAATCAAAGATTCAGGTACTTACGGTGAGTGCTGGCAATTGGACGAACCACACTCCTTTGACATCCTCATTGACGCAGGTGTTTCTAAAAAAGAAGCCCTCACGACTTTGGCTCACGAATTGGTCCACGTAAAACAATTCTGCCGGAAGGAACTTTACTTCGGTCACAAGATCGATACATGGTGCGGAAAGAATTACTATCACGGCGCAGCTTACGAAACCCTACCATGGGAAAGGGAAGCCACACGTCTTGAAAATAAATTATACGATGCGTATCAAAACTTTAAGAAAACTATATAAATAGAAACATGGATAAAGCCACACTTGTATCATTCAACGATTACAAAGAATTTAATGACATAATCAATGAAGCAACTGTAAATGCTTCAAAGTATGGGCCGGGTTCAATATTTGTATTAAAGGGAGCTAAAGCCGACGCTTTTAGTAAAAAGGTCGGCTCTGCGATAAAGCTACCTTCAAATCCAGTGTTTAGCAAACTTGATCCTAACAACGTTCCTGACACCGCGGTCGAAATCGGAGACAGCAGTAAACCTCTTGAAGCAGCGTTTGATGTCCTTGACAGACCAGAGGGTAAAAGCGTGGGTGTCGTAGCGTGGTATGATAAAGCAGTTAATGGTTATTATAATAACTTAAAATTAGGTTCAGACATTAACTGGGGAGGCGAAACCCCCACACTCGAAACATGTCAAGCAATTGGTGTTTACTACAAGGACGTAGAATCTGATGCTGACGACCGCGCTAAGGTTATTGATAATATTAAAAGCATTTTGGGTAATGGCCAAGACTGGGATTCAAAAGGAGTAAGCAAACTACTTGCTAAACTTGACACAATGTCCTCGAAGAATTTCGCTGAAATGGTCGCGCTCATAAGCGGCATGGCTGACTTTACAAAGGCGGTGGTTTCATTTAAGCCTAATATCATTCACGGTCGAATCAATGACTACTACAAGGCGGAAGACCAAAATGATAAAGTTGAGATAACAGGTGTTAAAGCCAACACCGCAGACATGATTGTTTCATCTGCTTCTGCCGATGCTACAATTGCTGCAATGGCGAGTGATACATTTACATTTGACAACAAGGGAATAATCACCGGCAATGAATCAAAGATTAAAATGATTCAGGTGTCTTTGAAGAAATCCGCCACCGGTGCTCAAATAGGTAAGGCCGCTTCATTCCTTATTAAGAAATACGGATTGCCCGGATACGACGATTATTTTGTAGACATTGTTAGTGAATCTTTGGAGAAAGGATTTTTACTAAATGAAGGTCCCTTGGACTTTATCAAACGCGCTGCAAATGTTGTAAAAAGTGTTTGGGCCAAGGTTGCAGGATCGGTCAAAAAATTCTTTTCAAAAATATCAAGTAAAATGAAGAGGACAAATCAATTAGAGAAGAAAAAGGTTTTTAAGAAATATGAAAAAGTCTTTGGTCTCGATTCAAAAGAAATGGCTTTGTTCGAAAATGTCATTGAAGATAAAGAGCACCTTACAGAAGCCAAAGAATCACTTAATTCAAAGCTTAAAAAGATTGATGTCCGCACCGCCAATAAATTGGTTAAAGACGTAAGAGATAAGAAGACAGGCATTGTTAAAGTCTTTGACGGAAAGGATTATTTGGTTCAAAGATCGGGTAAGCCGATAAGTGACTTTAAGTCTCAGAACGAGATTGATATTGATACAGTTTCCAAGCTTCTTTCAAACTCTTATTCGATATCATGCGTTAATTCAATTCTTGGTTCGGCCAATCCGAAAGATGTGATTGATTCGGTGGTTGACATGCATAAAGAAGTTTATTTTGGAAAGACCTCTCTTCCTCTTTACAAAGTGTATGGTAAATCCTCAGGACCATCTTATGAGTATCTTGGCACCGCAGAAGACTTCTCAAAGAAGAAAAAAGAAAAACTTTCACAAGTACAGTTTCCCGTCGCGGGGTTGAGATTAAATCCGCAAAACAACCGCTACTTAAACATTGACTTTTTTGTTGTTAGCGACGTTTCCGAAGATGAAATTTATTACACTCAATTCCGAACAGGAACAAACGCATCAGGTAGATTCTCTTTTAACTTTGAAGGAACTAAACAGATAACTTCGACACAGTTTAAAAAGTTTTTAAGTTAGCCACCATGAATAAACAAATAGATCTTGCTTTGCAATTCCACAAGGATAATGGTAACCCTATCTCAGAAAACATCTTCCGTCCTCACACTGAGAACTACTATGCGTTTTTTCGTGCTGCAAGAACCCTAAAAGAGAACCTTGATCTCACGTCTTTTGACAAGCACATTCTCTCAACGGACATTGGCGAGTTCGGAATTTACGAAGGAGAAGAGGTGCCATTAGACCACCCTTTTATTGCTGAGTCCAAAGGCCAATACAAAGGTCGCGAGGTTGATCTTGAAAAACCAAAGCGTGGTGGAAGTAAAAAATACTTTGTTTACGTTAAGAACGACGAAGGAAAGGTTGTTAAGGTCCAATGGGGCGACACAACCGGAAAAACCGCAAAGATCTCTAATGCAGCTGCAGCAGCTTCCTTCGCCGCTAGGCATCAATGCCACCTAAAAACCGACAGAACGAAACCCGGTTGGTGGGCATGCAACCTACCCCGTTACGCAAAAGACCTTGGCTTAAAAGGCGGTGGAAACTTCTTTTGGTAAGACTTTAAAACATATAAATAGACATAACACTCACTTTACAATCCATGAAATCAGACCCATTCAATAGAAAAGACCCGCTAGTCGAGGCAGCTAAAGGCGTTCTTGTTAACGAAGACGTTGCCAAGATTAAGAAGAAAGTTGCTCAATTAAAAGTTGGAGATAAAACTAACTACGGAACCGTGAAAGAGATCGGTTCTGAAAGCATCACTTTTAAGGCACCTCAAACGCCTAAAACCAAGATCCTCTTCAAACAGCGTAAGATGGGCAAGCCCGATTACATTTTAATGAGTCTTGTTAAGTTTACTGACGACGGTAAAAAGCTTGACAAAACATTCAAAGAAACCGTTGAGCTTGAAGAAGAGAAAGTTGAAGAGAGCAACGAATTCGTGGGTGCTGCAGCCGCTGCAAAGGTAGCTGGAGAAGATGAATTTGAGTTCGAAGGCGAAAAATTCCCAACAACAATTGGTCTTTCTATTGCTAAAAAAATCATTGGAGAGGACAATCCTCTTGATGAAAGCAACGAATTTGTTGGCGCAGCTGCCGCAGCTAAAGTTGCTGGAGAAGATGAATTCGAATTTGATGGTGAAACCTATCCCACACAAATCGGGATGGACGTCGCCAAAAAGATCGTAGCCAAGTCATTAGAGCTTGCTAAAAAGCTCGCGAAAACCATGGGTGAAGAAACAGACCTTGAAGAGATGACCAAGGCAAAGCTTGACAAAACAAACAAGATCTCTTCCGACGAATTCTCCAAGCTCCGCAAAAAGCCTTTCTTTAATTCCAAAGAATGGGAGTTCAGCGACAAGGATTCGCTTTATCACCGTATCGCAGAATCAACTGAACTCGAAGAAGAAGAAGTCTCTGAAGCCACCGATCTTGCTGAAGCAGAAGGCGAAGAATGGTTCACCGCTGAAACGAAAGTTAAGTCCAGCGGTCAGCTTTACTCGACATTTTATGTTCTGGCCAAAGACATGGGCGAAGCCAAGAAAAAGGCTGACAAGGTATTTAAAGAATTAATGAAAACATCCTACCCCAAGGATTGGTCAACTTACTCCAAAAAGTTTGCTCTTAAGGTCGTAAAGGGCGACAACATGGGTGAGCTTATGCCTTAATATGAAACAAGACTTTTACATGGTTGTTATTAAGGATCCGACCAAAAAGGTTCCGATCCTAAAGTCCTTTCCCAAATCAAGAAGCGGTATGAACGCTGCTTACGCTGAGGTGAAAGGACAACCCCAGTGGGCGATTCACGTTGTCAACGGCAAAACAAACAAAAGCGAAGTGGTGGATCAATTCGATTCAGCAAAAGGATAAACACATGCAGCCTTACAAGGACGAGAAAAAAGAAGGAAAAAAGATAAGAACATTTTCAGCGAAAGTTGAAAGTGAAGAACTTGTTTGGCATCGTGATAAAGAACACCGTGAAGTTCGTGTGATGGAAGGATCAGGTTGGTTCTTTCAAATGGACGAAGGTGTTCCCTTTGAGCTGAAGCCAGGCACAAAGCTTTTTATTCCCAAGATGGAATACCACCGCCTGTATAAGGCAGGGGATTCAGATCTTGTTTTGGAAATTGTCAAAACAGACCTTCCAACCTTTAAAACCTTTTCTGAGAAAGCACCAGAGCTTATGAAACGCTTTGGAACAGGTCTTGGTAAATCCACAAAGGCCAAAAGACGTGCTCAGTTTAACCGTCAGGCTAAAATGGCCGACGATGATCCAGAGGCTTACAAGCCTGCTCCTGGTGACGCTACCGCAAAAACAAAGCCAAGCGCCTTTACCATAGCTTACCACAAAAAGTATGGTAAAAAGGACGAAGCTCTTGAGTTCGGAACAGACGAACTTGCCCAGGCTTACAAGGATGCAACTCCAGGTCAAAGCGACAAAGATGTTAAAGAGCTTGAAGAAAAGATGCTTGCAGGACTACAGAAAAAGTCCGAGGCCTCGGGCATCTCTTACGACATCCTTAAAAAGGTATTTGATCGAGGCATGGCCGCTTGGAAGATTGGACATCGTCCGGGAACAACTCCTCAGCAATGGGCATACGCTCGGGTTAATTCCTTTATCGTTGGCGGACCAGTTCAGCAGAAATGGGACAACGACCTTTGGAAACAGCACAAGGGCAAAAAGGAATCCGTTGAGCTTGAAGAGAGCAAGCTTATTAAACCTTCAGCAGGCATAAAGAAAAAGCTGATAGATGTGGCAGGACTTACTGGTCAAACTGCAGAAAAGATACTGGCCTTGCCACAGCCAATGCTCACAACAGTTCTGAACCAATTGATTCTTGCGAGCGTTCAAACTGAAGATAAGGCACCATGCCCTCCCGCTACTCAAGATCTTGCAATCAATACAAAAAATCGCGACGCAACATTAAAGAACTACAACTACGGTCCTTTAAACGTTTCTGAGCCTGGAACATACTGGAAAGACATTGCCAAGTATTGGAAAACAACAGAGAAAGCTGCAAAGGCATCACTTTGCGCTAACTGCGTTGCATTTGATATCTCTCCTCGCATGCTTGATTGCATGCCTGGTGAAACATCTGACGAAGACGGTGTGCTTGGCTACTGCTGGATGCACCACTTTAAGTGTCACTCCGCTCGCTCATGTCACACATGGGCAAAGGGAGGACCAATCGACACCGACAAGGTTTCACTCGACTGGGGTCAAAGAGCTGGTATGAACGAAGACACAGCGATTGAAGAAAAGCTCGATCCTAAAACACACGACATCAACGACTACATCAAAGACTTTTTAGCTTCGGACAATCCGCGATTCAAGTACCTTGCAAAAGAAAAGATCAGAGACATGGCTATGGCAGCCTACTTTGCAGCGGTTGAAAAAGAAGAAGAAAAGGACAAGTAAGAATTATAAATAATCAATTAAGAAATAGCAAACCAATGATATCCTTTAAATCGTATCTAAGTGAAGCATCTGGCAAAAACACCCATATGACTCACATCGAAGATTCCGTGCTATACGGCGGAGTCAAGGGAGCAAAGGAAGCGATTCTTGCTCTTCGGTCTTTAAGAGACATGCTTGCTGGAAACAGCAAAGGCGGTGGCAGCGACGTGACAGTCAAATGGGATGGCGCTCCCGCGGTTTTTGCTGGTACAGATCCAAGCGATGGCCAATTCTTCGTTGCTAAAAAAGGTATCTTTAACAAGGATCCAAAGGTTTACAAATCTGTTGAAGACGTTAAAGCTGACACAAGCGGCGATCTTCAGGCCAAACTCATTGTTGCATTTAAAGAGCTTTCTAAGCTCGGCATCAAAGGAGTTCTTCAAGGCGATTTAATGTACACAAAGTCTGATCTCAAGACAAAGAAGATCGACGGTGTGGATCACATTACTTTCCAGCCCAACACAATCGTTTACGCGGTTCCAAAGAATTCCACTGGAGGTAAAATGATCAAAGCTTCCAAGATGGGTATTGTGTTTCACACATCCTACACGGGAACTTCATTTGAAAACATGAAGGCATCCTTTAACATCAACCTCAGTTCGCTTAAGTCCGCACCAAGTGTTTGGTATCAAGACGCACGAACAAAGGACCTCACAGGCACTGCGCTCATGGACGCAGCTGAAACCAAAGAGGTCACAGAAGCACTTTCAAAAGCTGGTAAGATCTTTCAAAAGATTGCGGGTTCAACCCTTAAAGCGATCGAAGCCGATCCACAACTTGCTCAAACACTCGAGACATACAACAACACGTTTGTTCGACGTTCAGAAGAGCTTCCAGCTGATTCTAAAAAGCACGTTGACGGACTTCTCAAGTGGTCCGCAGAACGATTTGAAAAAGAACGAGACAAGCGTAAGAGCGACAAAGGTAAAGAAGGTGTTAATAAAAAGGAAGAAGAATTCATGAAGTTCTTCTCTAAGGAAAACAAGAACAACCTCGCGTTGATCTACGATCTTCAGAAAGCAATCGTAGCCGCTAAATTGATCCTTATTAAAAAGCTTGACTCTATCAAAGAGATCAACACCTTTATCCGCACACGAAACGGATTTAAAGTAACGGGTCAAGAAGGCTTTGTTGCTATTGACCGTACAAGTGGTGGCGCAGTTAAGCTTGTTGATCGCCTTGAATTTTCCACCAACAATTTCAGCAAAGACGTACTCAAAGGTTGGGACCATTAATCCTTATAGATACATTGTATGAGCGAACAAAACCTCACGGAAAGGCCCGGCGAATGGGTGGTTTTTGACACAGAGAAAAAGAAGGAACATCGCGTTCCTAACTTTGGTGCTGCTGTTGAGCTCGCAAAGAAGTTTGAAAATCCCCTTGTTCACGACGCTGAATACTGGGATCAAAACAAAGACAGCACTTTCCTCAAGGGATTCACACAGGAAGAAAACGATCTTAGTGAGGCTCTTACCGTTGCTCAGCGAATGAAGCGACGCAATGCAATGCGAAAGGCAAAGGCCAAGATCGCACTTGGTAGAAGACGCGCTGCGCGCAGAAAGCCAACCCGCAAGGTTTACGTAAAGCGTGCAGAACGAGCAGCTCGCAACCTAGTATTTAAAAAGCTTGCAGGCGGTAAAGACAAAAACGACATGAGCTACGCAGCTCGGCTCGGGATTGAAAAACGAATGAAGGGAAAAACAAAGGCTATTAAAGCCCTTTCAAAAAAACTCTTACCGAAACTAATTAAAAAAGACAAGGCTGCACGATCAGCTAAAAAAGCCAAAGCAGCAGTTGACAACGATGCTGCAACCGCATCTACTACATAAGACAGCAAATGGTAACAATGAAATCATTTAAACAATTCAACGAGGAAAACGAAAAGCCGCTTGTGATTACATTTGGTCGTTTTAATCCTCCCACCGTAGGTCACGGTAAGCTTTTTAAAAAGGTAGCTTCCATTGCCAAGGGTAACGACTATCGTATTCATTCGTCTCAGTCGTCAGATCCCAAGAAAAACCCCCTTTCTTACAAGGACAAAATTAAGTTTCTCCGTAAGATGTTTCCTGACCACGGACGAAGCTTTATTCTTGACACATCGATTAAGAACATCTTTAATGCTGCTTCCAAGGCACACGACGACGGCTACAACAAATTGATCGTTGTGGTTGGAAGTGATCGGGTAAACGAATTTAAAAAGACACTTACAAAATACAACGGTGAAAAAGGCCGACACGGATTCTACGATTTCGAACACGGAATCGAAATCAAAAGTGCTGGAGCTCGTGATCCTGATTCCGATGATGCAGTGGAAGCAATGAGCGCAAGCAAAATGCGTGCAGCTGCAGAGGAAAACGACCTTAAAACATTTACCCTCGGCATGCCAAAGAACTTCCGAGGTGTGGCTGATCTAATGAATGCAGTCCGCAAAGGAATGGGTTTAAAAGAATCAACCAACTTTAGAAAACACGTTGAGCTTGAAACCACCAACGTCCGCGAGCAATACATCTCCGGAAAAATCTTTAACATTGGTGATCGTGTTATTAATAAAAAAGATAACCAAGAATACGAGATTGTTGAGAAATTTACAAACTACGTTTCGATTCAAAAAGAAGACAAAACAATTAAGGCCTTTATCACCGACCTTTCTGAATTAAAAACCGATTAACATAAATAATAAATACCTATGAAAAACCTAAAAGATATTCTCTCCGGAACCGCACCGGCTGAATGCAGTGACGCTGACATGGAATCAACCATCGCAGAAGCTGTTGAGGCTGATAAAGCTCCCGAAGTTGAAAAACCAGCTTCCGCTGACAAGGTTACACTCGCAATGGCAAACCTTTCTGATATGGTTACCATGGCCGATGAAATCTACTACACCTTGGCCGAGATGGAACAAATTGAAGAAGACATGGTCGAAAACATCAAAAGCGCTTTCGTTGCACTTGATGAGATCTACAAAGAAGTGGATGAAAAATACGACATCGCAGTTCCAGAAATGGGACCAGAAACCGTTGAAGAAGCCGAGGAAATTCTAGGCGAAAAACTTGACGATATCTTAAACGAAGACGCAAAAGTCATTCAAATGAAATCTCTCGAAGACCTCAAAGGTAAAAAAGAGATTCTCAAAGCAATGTACGGAGCCATGCGAAAAATGCGTAAGGCAGACCTTCAGGCTTCATACAAGTACATGAAGGCATCACATTGCGCATCTCATGATGCAACTGAAATGATGGGCAAGCGTGACGACATTCTTCTCGGTATGATGAAGGATCTCAAAGCTATGAAGATGGATGATCTTAAAGACTCCTACGGTTTCATGAAGGCAAACTACGGAGAAGAAATTAAGATCAACGCTTCTCATTGCACAAGCGAAGACGCAGACCTTGAAGAGATGAAAACAAAGGACGACGATCTTGCTGTTATGATCTACGATTTCATCGGAGCAGACACTGAGGGAACACCCCTTAAAACACTTATCTACCAAGCTGTTGGAAAATACTTTGGCTCTCACAGAGACAAAGAAACTGAAGAACGTTAATCTTAAATCACCTCTTTGCTAGTTCGGTTTAACGACCGCTGGCAAGGAGGTGCAAAAGATACTACCATGGCAGAATACACAGACATCTTTGTTGATCAAGGAAGCAACCTTTCTAGCACGGTTGAAGTTACTGATAAAAACGGAGCTCCAACAGATTTGACAGGATATTCTGTTCGTGGAGAGGTTCGCAGATCACACACCTCTTCCCTTTCTGCTACCTTTACAGCGGCGATTGACTCTGATCCAACAACGGGTGTTGTTACTATTTCTCTAAGCCCATCTCAAACCGCTTTGTTAAAATCGGGACGATATGTTTACGACGTTGAGGTCTACATTGACGACTCACCAGAAACAACTGTCCTCAGGGTCAGCGAAGGCCAGGTCCACGTGACCCCCAGGGTAACACAGCCCTAGGAGGTAAAAGCGAAAAATAACCTTTATAGAGGTGCTGTGGTATTTTATAGGTCATATATAATGAGACATGATCAACAACAATCATCTTAATGCCTCAAACTTCAATTTGTACGCGGCTCAGAATTACACCAATCCGCGGGTTCTAGACGTGGACGAGTTTTATGAGGACCTTTATCGCTTTAAGTATCTCAAAAAGCTTTTCACAAAATACGAAAACGGAAAAGGACTTCACGAAAGGCTAATACTTAATCACCTTATTTTGATCTACAACGTCTTTCGAATGGACGCAGCTACCAACATGTGCTTTTTTAAGATCAATGAAAAGTCTTGGCCCGCACTAAAAACATTTATTCTTTTTCTTTCTTACATTAAGGAGGAAGACTTTATAAATATACCTAGTGACGATACAGTCAACCAAAAACTAAAAGAGCTTTAAGATCATGCTATCACTTGCCGACAAATTTTACACACTTAGATTTTTAAGATTGTTAACCACCTCTTGGAAAGACACCGGCGCATTTAAAGCAGGCATTATTGACGACGAGGGAAACGTTTTAAGAAAGGCTCAGACCTCCGCGGATAAAAAGGTCTACAACATGTTTCACAAATTGGTGTTTAACTTTAAAAGACTCCTAGGCAAAATACCCTTTGGCCGATCCAAACTGGGTAGCTACGCCGCAGCTCTTTTACTGCTTAAGGATCACACTGAGATGTCAGAGGAGCTTTTCGGCGAATTGCTTTACGAACTGTTTGAATGCAATCCCCTTGACTGTGAAACAGACGAAGTCATAAAAGAGTCACGATCCTTCATCTTAAACGAATCCCTGGAACTCGAACCAGGTACCTACGAATTTTGCGAAGAAACACTTTTGTTTCAAAATGGTAACACCCTTGAGGGACTCGGAAGAAAACTTCAGTGTACAAAAGAGAACTGCTCTCCACGAGGTTACATCTTTGGCCTTCCCGTTTTCAAATTAAAAGACACAGAAACTGGATCACCAGTTATTGTATCAAACACACAAATAACACCCTTATCCAACTAATCCACATGAGCGTAAGCGAAGATCAGATGACAACAGGTTCCGCGGCTTTTAGTCCAAGACCCTTCTTAAAAAAGCCAGAGGATGGGGAGACCGAGTACTCCCCTGATTACCCAGGTAGTGGACCCAACTGGAAAATGTTTACAGTTTGTGCAGAGACTTTTAGAAAATTTGATACCGGCCGATTCAAGTTCGAACGGTGGGCTAGATACCTCAACCTTCAGGATGAGACAGAAAAGGCAGTGTACGACTATGCCTCCACTAATAGGAAAAAAACCGTCGTTTTAAAATGCTCCACAACCGGAGCGCTTAGAGCAATTCGTAGACTCAACAGAGGATAATAAAAAGCTCTTACAAATCCCTCTTTATTGTTTACAAAGAGGGGTTTTTTGTATATAATGATCTTATCATAAACAATTAACCATTTATTGCGTACCTATGCCAACGATCTTCGAAGAACAAATCAGCCGGAAACCCAACCAATACCCATGGACAGAAGACTTTATCGAGTCAATGCACAATGGCTTTTGGACGGATAAAGAATTTAGCTTTAAGTCAGATGTCCACCAATTTAAAACAGAATTAACAGATCAGGAAAGGGAAATCATCGTTCGAACGCTTTCCGCGATCGGACAAATTGAAGTAGCGGTCAAAAGCTTTTGGGCCAAGCTTGGTGAGAACCTTCCTCACCCCGCTCTGCAAGACCTTGGCTATGTTATGGCCAACACAGAGGTGATTCATAACAATGCATACGAGCGTCTGCTGTCCGTGTTGGACATGGAAGACATCTTCGAAGAGAACCTAAAGCTCGACTGGATTCAAGGTCGAGTTAAGTACCTTCGCAAGTACACCCATCGATTTTACAAGGACAGCAAAAAGCAATACCTTTATGCCATTACCCTGTTCACCCTGCTTGTTGAAAACGTTTCGTTGTTTAGTCAGTTTTATGTTATCAACTGGTTTGCTCGATATAAGAACGTGCTAAAGGACACCGATCAGCAGGTCAAGTACACACGCCAGGAGGAGAACATCCACGCGATGGTTGGTATGAAAATTATCAACACAATTCGTAAAGAGCTTCCTGACCTGTTTGACGACGATCTTGAAGAAAGGATTACGGCTGAAGCACAAGACGCATTCAAGGCAGAAAGCAAAATCGTTGATTGGATGATCAACGGTATTCAGGAGCCTGGTTTAAATGCTGACAT